CAACTCGAAGCGCGAGGATTGCCACCGCGCGATCAGGACGCCGGGCAGTGAAGTACACGTTTCGGCCGCTGCCAGAGCTGTACTGGGCACTGGTGACTGGTGCTGGCATCGTGCTGTTTCAGGCGTTGCTCACCCTCCAGCCCGAACAGGTCACGGACTGGCAGACCTGGGCTGTGGCGCTCGGCGGCGCGCTCGTGCGGGCGCTGGGAGGCGCGGGCCTCGACTACCTGCGGCGCAGCATGACGCAGGAGCCTGACCCCGAGCCGCCAGTAGATACGGCGCTCGTTACCGCTCTGGCAGACGAACTGGAGCGCCGACGCGAGGAGCGCGTACGCAAGGTCAGAGAGGCAACAGTCTGATGGCCGGCACCGGCGTGACCGTGAGGATCGTGTCCAACAAGCTGCCGCAGATGCCGGCCGCCATCAAGGCGATCTGCGTCCAGGAGGTGCAGAAGGCGGCGTTCAGGATCGAGGCTGACGCCAAAGCGAAAGTCGCCGTCAAAACGGGCACGCTGCGCCGCTCGATCCACACGGTCATCAGCAACGGCGGCCTGACGGGCATCGTCGGGCCATCCGTGCTCTACGGCAAGTTCGTGGAGTTCGGTACTCGCCGCATGGGTGCGCGGCCGTACATGCGGCCGGCGGCTGAGAAGCAGCTGCCGGCCTTCGCTGCGGCCATCAAGTCCGCACTTGGGGGCTTGAAGTGATCGAGGGGCAGCGATTCCTACCGATGCTTGCGAACGTATGCCGCTGCATTCTCGATGACATCGGGCGACTCACTGAACAGGCCAATGGCCCAGTTACACCTGGAGCAGAGCAGCCCGCGCACCTTGCCCGTCGTGTGGTCGTGGTCAACGGCGAGCGACCAAGCCTTGTCGGCGTACTCGGTCTTCCTGGTGTTCTCCAGCCCGCAGATGGCGCAGACACCGCCCTGAGCCTCGAAGAGGGCGCGGTAGTCATCCAGAGAGATGCCGTACTTTCGCTCCAGGTTACTCCTGCGGATGGCGAGACAGTGCCCGATGGGTGGCGCGGCCTGTTCGTAGATCACGGTCGGAACCTGTGCGACGGTCTCTCCCATTCGGTAGCGCCGCTGAGCTTCACGGTGGCGCTCGGCGTACTCGGGGTTCCTGGCCTTGTGCTCGTTGCTGGCACGCACCTGACAGGGCTTGCAGTAAGTCTGTACACCATCCTTCGTGGAGAGGTTACGCGAGAACGCGGTCAGGTCTTTGACCTCGCCGCACTTGTTGCATCGCTTCTTGCCCTGAGCAAACAACTCCGCGCGGGCCTCTACGCCGTTCAGATCCTTTCGGTGCTTGCGGCCACACTCGGGGCATCTACCAGTGTGCATCGGCATCGGGTGTTCCTCCTGTCATATTTTACCCTAAATCACCCTCTATCACAAAGGGGGGTGCTTTGCTAGAAGGACAGCGGGTCGCGTCGTTCGTCTTCGACAGGCTGGCCGCCGACACCGGCGCTGGTGGTGTCTCCACGCTCGTCTCTGGCCGCATCTACCGCGACCGCGTGCCGCAGGGCAAGGCGCTGCCGGCCATCACCGTCACGCTGGTCTCAGCCGTGGACACGGGCACCATCGGCGGCCTGCGCGTCTTTCAGGTGGCGCTGGTGGACGTGCGGGTCGTGGCTGACGGCCTGGAGTACCCCAACGCCATCGCTGACCGGGTGGACGCCGTGCTCCAGAACGTCGGCGGCGTGAAATCGACGGTCACCGTGGTGGAGCTGCGCCGCGACGGCGTGCAGGCATTCATCGAAGACGACGCGGGCAAGAGCTACGCCCACCTGATCCAGACGTACCGTAGCGAGGCCTACGCGGCCTAACAGAGAGGAGTCACACCAATGGCGGATAGGCAACTTGTCTCGGAGGTTCAGCAAATTGGGGTGGAGTCCGTCGCCGGAACGGCCGTTGCGCCCACCAAGCAGTTCGGCGGTTTGTCGTTCGACATCGACACCAACATCGAGTTTGACGAGTTCAAGCCCAGCGGTCAGTTGGTGCAGAGCATCGTTGCGCCGCGCCAGGAGTGGAGCGCTGGTAGCCTGACGGGCTTTCCGACCTACACCGAGATCGTCTACCCGATCTCCAACCTGCTCGGCGCGGCCACCATCACCACGCCGTCAGGAGCGACCAACACCCGCAAGTGGCTGTGGGAGCCTGATGAGTCCACGCCCTGGACGCCGAAGACCCTGACCCTGCGGCGCGGCGTCAGCGGTGGGACCGCCGAAGAGGCGAACTACCTGCTGATGTCCGGTTTGCACTTCATGTTCTCGCGGACGGCCACGCCTGAGATCAGCGGCGATCTGTTCGCGCGGCGGATGGACTACGCAGCCACGCTCGCAACCACCGGCGTCACGTCACCGACGCTCGTGCCGATCCTGCCCTCTCAGGTGGACATCTACCTGGACTCCACCAGCGGCGGTCTAGGCGGCACGCAGCTGCTGCGGGACTTCGCGTTTGAGTGGAGCATCAGCGATCTGTTCGACATGATCTGGCCGCTCAACTCGTCGCTGCCCTCGTTCGCCGCGCACAGCGTCAAGGCTCCGACGGTCGAGGCGAAGCTGACGATGGGCAACGACGCGGCGGGCACCGCGCTGGTAACCAACATGCGCGCCGGCTCCACCGTGTTCGTGCGGGCGCGGGCCACGGGCGCAACGGACGGCATTGAGTCCGGCTTTGCCTACCGGCTGACGTTCGACCTGGCGCTCAAGGTCGTGGATGCGCCGTCTCGTGGCGATGAGAACGGCCTGAGCACGCTCGAATGGACGTTCCGCAACGTCTACGACTCGTCGTGGGGCAAGTGGTTGTCCATCGAACTGCTGACCGACCTGACCGCGCTCTGATCTGGAGGGTCCATGCCCAAGCTGAAGAACATGCTCGGCGCGACGGGGTTCGTGGAGATCCCCGTGCCGGGCGACGAACCGCTGATCGTTCACTACCGCCGTGCCTCGATGACGCCACGTCGTCAGGCGCGGCTCATGGGCTCCATCGGCCCTGATGGTAAGCCCGTGGTGGATGCCGCCACGCTGACCGCGATGTGCGAAATCTACGCCGATGTCATCGAGTCATGGAACCTGACCGACGACCAGGGCAACGTGATCGGCACGGACGCGGAGAGCCTCCAGGACGTTGACCTTGCGACGCTCAACATGGTCATCACGGCGGTGGGCAAGGAGATCAACCCGGACCCTTTGAGCGAAAGCGACTCCAGCAATGGCTCGTCACGGGCGGGCGTCTCGGAGCCGCTCCGGATTATTACGGCGTCCTGATGGTTGCCGAGAAGTACGGCCAGGACCCGCGCACGGTCGCGCTCTGGGAGCCTGACTGGCTGGCCGCTGCTTTGACCGTGATGGAGGCTGAGAACGGGGCAGCCGTGGAGCGGGCAGCCGCCGACCGCCGGGCGTCGGCGCGCAGCAAGATGCGGGGAGCCTGATGCCAGGAGCCGCCAACGTCGCAGAACTCGCCGTCGTCGTCTCGGCTGATACCAGCAAGGCTGAGAGTAGCCTGTCCTCGCTCGGCTCTGGGCTTGGCTCGATGCTCGGCCTGGGCGTGGCGGCGGCCGGCACAGCCATCGCGGCCGGCGTTGCGGTTGGTGTGAAGGCAGCTGGCGACCTGGAACAGGCCGTCGCCAACATCTCCACGATCAAGCCCGAGATTGACAACTCGGCCGTGTTCGCCTCGCTCAACGAGATGAGCACGCGCATTCCGCAAACGGCCGCGCAGCTCGGAGAATCGCTCTACAACGTGTTCTCGTCACTGGACGTGAACGCTGAGCAGGGGCTGGCCCTGGTGGAGAAGTTCGCGAAGGGGGCGGTGGGGGCCGGCACCAGCGCGGAGACGTTCGGCACGGCGGCGATGGGCGTCATGAACGCCTACGGCCTGAGCGTGAAGGATGCCGACCACATCTCAGACGTGTTCTTCAACACCGTCAACAAAGGTGTGATCACGGGCGAGGAGTTGGCCTCAAGCCTGGGGCCAGTCACCCAGTCCGCCAAGAGCGCCGGCGTGGGCCTGGACGAACTCGGCGCAATGATCGCGGCCGTCACGAAGGAAGGCGGGCCGGCCGCCCAGAACGTCAACAACCTCAACAACTTCCTCCAGAAGATCACGACGAAGGAAGCGCAGAACCAGCTGAACGCCCTCGGCGTGGCGACGAAGACCGCGACCGGCGAGTTCCGGCCGACCACCGACGTGCTCGAAGACCTGAAGGCGAAGCTCGCCGGCATGACCGAGAGCGCCCGGGCGAACGCGCTGCAAGCTATTTTCCCAGACGCTCAGGCGCGGATCGGCGCGCAGACGCTGCTGTCTCAGCTTGATCTGGTGAAGAGCGCGACCGAGGAGAACCGCACCAGCAGCGGCGCGGCAGCGGCAGCCTACGAGACCATGAGCGCCACGTTCAACAGCCAGTCTAAGCTGCTGGTCAACGGCCTCATGTCCATCCTGACCACGGTGGGCGGCATGTTGCTGCCGCTCATCACGCCGCTGATCACGGCGTTCGCCACGAGCCTGCCGGGCGCGTTCCTGGCAGCGCAGGCCGCTATCGGCCCGGTCGCTGAGCAAATTGCGGCGGCTCTAGTGCCGGCCTTCAATGCGGTGATGGCGGCGCTGCCGACCATCATCGGCGGCATCATGAGCCTGTTCGCGCTCTTCAGCGGGTCCGGCACGGGCGACATCATGGCGCTCGGCACGATGCTGGACAGCGTATTCGGACCAGCTGCCGCGTGGCTGATCCGGGACTTCGTGGCGCTGGCTGGCGAGGCGTTCCGCGCCTTCTCGGCTGCCATCGTTGAGACGTTCGGCATGGTGGTCACCTGGGTGCAGGCGAACTGGCCGCTGATCCAGCAGACGGTACAGACGGTGCTGCTCGCCATCGCGCAGTTCTGGGAAGAGCACGGCGTCACGATCATCACCATCGTGCAGAACGCCTGGACAGTCCTGAAGACGACCGTCCAGGGCGCGCTCGACATCATCCTCAGCACCATCACCATCGCCATGCAGCTGATCAATGGCGATTGGTCCGGCGCGTGGGAGACGTTCGTCGGGCTGGCTGAGCGGACGCTGGAGCGGCTCGGCACCATCCTGAGCGCGACGTTCTCCACGTGGTACGCGATCATCGACGACGCCACAGGGGGGATGCTCACCAGCATCAGCACCTGGATCACGGACACCACCACCGCGATCAGTGACGGCTGGACGGCGATCACGGACGGCGTGTCGGCTGCATGGGACGGCGTCGCCAGCACGATCAGCGGGGCCATCGACGGAATCTCTTCGGCAGTACAAGCCGGCTGGGACGGCTTCACGTCCACGATACAGAGCGCGCTGGATGCCATCCAGGCAGCCGTGCAGGCGACATGGCAGGCGATCCCCGAGGACATCCGCGCCGACCTCGAGCTGATCGGATCAGCGCTGACCTCGAAGTGGGAGAGCTTCAAGTCCACCGTATCCACTGCCCTCACCGGTATCCAGACGGCTGTCGAAACGGCGTGGACCGCCATCAGCACCAGTATCGCCACCATCCTGACAACCATCGGCACGGCGATCACGACGGCCTGGACGAGCATGACGACCACGGTCACCACCCAGACCAGCGCGGTGTCTACGGCCGTCTCGACCGCCTGGACTGCCGTGCAGACCGCCACGAGTACGGCATGGAACGCGGTAGTCGCAGCCGTCACCGAGCCGATTGGCCGGGTGGTGACAGCTGTCACTGGCATGGGCACCTCGATCATGACGACGCTCACCGGGCTGATCGGCACGGCTCGCGCGGCAGCTGCTAGCATCGGCAGCGCCATCGTGGAGGGCGTGCGCGGAGCGATCATGGCCGGCGCGCAGTCGCTCGCTGACGCGGCAGCCAGCATCGTCCGCCGCGCGCTCCAGGCTGCGAAGGCAGCCGTCGGCGCGGGTGGCGGAAACGATGGGGAGCGCGCCATCGGCGGCTCAGTGCAGCGCGGCGGCTCGTACCTCGTGGGCGAGCGCGGGCCTGAGCTGTTCACCCCCGGCGCGTCTGGATTCATCACGCCCAACCACCGACTG